TCGTCGGGCGGTTCTTGGATACATTACCTTCCTGTTGTTTCTCATATCTCCAGCCACATGCGTATGGCCTCACGAATTGTTGTTATTCAGATTGTTTTTTCTGAAGATCTGGTTGTTTGGGGTTTCATAGATGTCCATCATCTATCAGCGAGTGAGGAGTTTCCTCTTGCGTAGGAGGAGATCCTACGAACCTAACGGTGCAATATGTCTTGAGTGCAATAAGCCTTCTCGCTGTGTCGTCTTATTGAACCTGCGTAAAGACAACCTTATAGGCTGACCTTACGCGAGGCTATAGAGGAGGTATTATACATGCACCCAATATGTCATATTACCCTTTCCAAGTCAAGCATTATTTTCTATTTCCCTGAATGTCCTCTTAATCTTGGACTTGTCCATTGCGTGTTTGTTTGCTTCAAGATAAAGGATAGAAGGGTTGTCGTTTGTAAGTAAATCTTCTTTTATGTTCTTTATTGCACTTCTTAATCTTTTTTCAATCCTACCGTCCCTTTGATTTTGAGGGAGGGATTTTAGTTCTATAAGTGATTTTCTATATTGCTCAAATGCGTTAATTGTTATTGCCGAAGCGAGTCTTAGGAAAGGATCAAAGATCTCTTTTTTTGATACATATCTTATTTGATTGTTTGCTCTTCGTTCGGCAAGGCGCTTATTGTGATCTACTAAGGAAACCCCTGCCTTTAGCTTTGTTCTAATCTTTTGATGTTTCAAATTTTCTCCTTGTTTTTTCTTTTTGACTTAAGTACATTTTGAATATAGAGGAGATTTTTTGAAATGGCAAAGAGAAAAAAGCTTTACAGAAATCCCTGTGAGCATTTCCCCAGAGACTCTAAGGAGATGCTGGGGATCATGGCTTCTGCTTTTCGCAAGCCTGTAGACGATCCCGAGTTGAGGCTTTCTTGCAGAATGGCCGCTAAGACGCTGAAGGAAGACGGGCAAGTTATCTTTTTCCCTGTAACATTAAATGGAAACCTTTCAGATCCCCTTATATTTACTGTAGCAAAAAGGGGATCAAGGGAATGGTTGCGTCAAAGAACAAAAGTAGAACGCGATGAGTGGTATAGTAATTTAAAATCTTGGAGTCAAAACAAGAAAAAAAGAAAGAAGGTTTCCGTTGGGTGGAAAGCCGTCAAGAGATAAAGGACTACGTGTTGAACGAGAGATAGTTAATAGCCTTAAGGGGTTTGGTATTAACGCAGAAAGAGTCCCCTTATCGGGAGCCGCAGGGGGAAGTTTCAGTGGCGATATTCGAATAGATGGGGATGGCGATGAGTTTCTCGCAGAGGTAAAGGCAAGGAAAAACGGGGACGGCTTTAAGACACTTGAGGGATGGCTTGGCAAAAATGACTTTCTCTTTCTTAAAAAGAATAAAACTCCTCCTACGGTTCTTATGCCGTGGGCTGTTTTCATTGACCTTTTTCAAAAGTATCAGAAGGGATGCGATAATGCCTGTAAGTGTAAATAACCTTGATTCTAATGTAATCATTATAAGAGAATCAACTTCTAAGGATGGGACATTCTCTTCTGTTTCCGTCACTACTCCTGATACCACTCTTATGTTTAGTGGCGTAGAAAAACCATGGAGAGACAATAAGCCCTTTGTTAGCTGTATCCCTTCAGGGCTATACGTAGGTGTCCCGTGGGAGTCCGATAAATTTGGCAACGTCTATGGTATTGTTGGAGGAACTGTTAGTTTAACTAAAGGCAACGCGGAGAGATACGCCTGTCTGTTTCACGTAGGGAATTACGAAAAAGATGTTTCTGGGTGTATTGCTTTGGGTAGAGGGTCTGCTCCCAATATGGTTACAAACTCAAGAGATGCAATGAATATGTTTAGAGAAATAATAGGAGACAATCTTTTTAGGATTGATATTCGCTGGATTGACTAATGGACTTTGAACCGATTGTAGAGCTTGCCTCTGTATTAAATGAACGCCCTGACTTGGTTCCTATTATTGCAGAGGAACGTCCCAAGGCTTACGAGTCTGCTGTGCGAATAATGCAGACTCCCTTTTTCCGCTTTCAGCCTTTTGGTTATCACGAAAATCAGTTTTACGGAGGGTATGATAAGTTAACTGAGCAGGGCTACGAACCTGTGAACGCGTGTCAGGTTGGGTTCTTAAAAGATCAATCTTTTAATAAATGGGCTACAGCAGGTAACAGAGGAGGCAAATCTCTTCTTGGTTCGATTGAAGATGTTGCAGATGCACTTTGGATAGATCCGATTACAAAGTCTTTTAGAAAAGAAGGAGATCGTTTTTCAGGGCAGGGTTTACGTATATGGGTTGTTTCCGATACCGAAGAAACTTCCATAATGGACACAGAACGCATATTTTACGATCAGGTACTTGGCAGTGATGAGTCGGGGATCATGTGGAATATGATTGACGATTCTTGTAATTTTACAGAAAAAAACGGTTGGTCTGGACATCTTTTGAAGTTCACCAATGGATCTTCTATACAGTTTAAATTTAGCACTCAAAAAAGAAAGACATTTCAAGGTGTTCGATTACATAAAGTTCGTCTCAATGAGGTTCAGCCAAAGCCTATATATTCTGAATGCACAGCCCGTCTTGCCGACTTTAATGGTTTTCTTGTTGGAACAATGACCCCCTTAGATGACAAAGGTGTTCCGTGGATTTATGAAGACTTGTACATTCAAAGAGATCAGCGTAATATTTCTTTTCATCAGTGGAGCATGTTTGATAATCCGCATATCCCAAGAGTAAGTAAAGATCGGCTTGTTGAGATGTGGGATGAAGATGAAATCGAAGCAAGAGCTTACGGAGCATTTGTTCCTGTAGGCCAGAAGCTTGCTTTCAGCCATAGCCTAATGAGAACTATGCGCGATGGAATTAAGTCATTTTCTAAAGGAAAATTAGTTATGGATAAAGATAGGTTTTCTTTTAGTAAGGCTTGATTATGCAGATAAAGCAGAATGAAAATTATTACAGAAGCATGAATGGACATATTAAGTATAGCAAGTTTAATCCTGTTGAAGATACGGATTATCCTATATACAAAACAGGAACATGGCTTATTAATGGAGTTGGAGAAAAAAGAGAAAAGTGGATTCCTTTGGTAGATTCGCTGGAAGGTAATATAGACGATATAGAGAATCCTTTTCTTTATGCGGCTGAACTTTGTCGTGACGATGATTGGGTTGAAGAAGAGGAGGTAGAGGATGAGTATTGAACAAAGGGTATGGGAACAGCCTATACCCAATGAAGTCTATGTTATTGGAGGAGATGTTGCGGAAGGGGTAGAGCGTGGGGATGATTCCGTCCTTGAGGGTATTAAGATGTCCACAGGAGAACAGGTTTTCGAAGTTCAGGGGAAGATAGATCCTCTGACCTTTGGTGAAATTTCTTATCAGTATGGAAGATGGTATAACAATGCCCTACTTGGAATTGAGAACAATAAAGACGGTGGGGCGAATGGTATGCTTCACAAGCTTGGGTATTCTAATGTTTACTTTCAAAAAAATAATACAGGGGAAGCTTTTGATAAACAGACGGCTAAACTTGGATTTAATACAAACCTGAAAACCAGACATGAGATTATAGCTAATGGACGAAAATTTATGGAGGATGGTTCTGTTACTGTTCGTAGTCAGCACCTTCTTTCTCAATTTGAAATATTTGCTTTGAACTCAGCAGGGACAAAGTTTGAAGCGTTGTCTGGAGGACATGACGATTTGGTTATGGCTTGGCTCATAGCTTGTGAAATGTTTAGGACTCAACTATTAATAGAAGAGTCGAAAGATGCGGTGTTATTACCTTATATAGATGGTGAGCCTTTTGATCCAGATTTAAGCGAAGAAAATTTAACACGCGAAGAGCGTATAATAGAGCGAGCACTCAAGCAACAAGTTGTTGGTGAGAGCCTCGCGTCAACCGTAGGGAGCTTAGTATGATTGTAGGTTTATCTATTTTTATGACGTGCGCCTTTCTTTTAACTATTGCCGCTTTGTTGCGCCAGTTAAACAAGGAGCGCGAGGAGCGTTTCACTTTAATGAGCCATTATGCAAATCTTGCTTTAAGGGTTCGATGGGCGCAATCTGTAACGGAAGATCCTCTTGGTTCTAAGATGGATGCGTTGAATCCTCCATGGGAAGGATTTGATAACCCTTCTTCTGTTCAAGAAGTAGAAGGAACTCTATAATGACGACATTAACCTCCCGAACCATGGGGTCTGGACAAGAAGGGTTAGTGAATACCCACACCCTTAGAATGGGTGATGGTCGTCAGGTAGTTGTAAATCCCAATGAAAAATCTCCAGCACCTCCTCCTCCACCCACTGAAAAGGCAACTCCTCCTAATGAAGAAATTAATTCCGAGAATCTGGAAGAACCGAAGCTTGAGCCTTTTAATAGCACTTCTGTTGTTTCTTCCATTGTTCCTGTTAGGGTTACTAAGGGCCTTAAAACGACACCAGATTTAAAGGAGGATATTTGGATTAGTAGTAAGATTGACACGGGGGCATCTATTATTGTGTCAGTCCCAGAACATAAAAAACGTATTCGGATAGTCCATAAAAAAGATTGGGAGGAAGGGATTCAGCGTCTTGTCTCTATGCTTACAGTTTCAGATGGCCCTCTTGATCCTAAGTTAAAAGGTTTGCTTGACGACCTGATTGGAACCGATGAAGATGAAAGCAATAAAGGTAGCTGAAAACGTAATTAAGCTTGATGTGACTTGGGGAGATAGTAAGCCTGTAAAATTCTTTCTTTGTTCAGATCAGCATTTTGATTCAAAGCATTGTGACCGAGCTTTATTAAAGTCTCATCTCGACGAAGCTAAAGAGGGGAATGTTCCTATTTTATTCTTTGGCGATTGGTGGGATGCTATGCAGATGAATACCGACAGAAGGGCTTCTAAGTCAAGTCTTAGGGCAAGATATATGGATGCCTACCTTGATGATCTGGTAGATGAAACCGTTGAATTTTTAGAACCGTATGCTCACAGTATTGCTATGTGGTCTTGGGGTAATCACGAAACCTCTATATTAAGACATGCAGAGACTAAGTTAATCACCAGAGCCATTGAGCTTTTAAGGCTTAAGACTAAAGCAAGTATATGCGAAATGCCTTATCGTGGTTGGGTTATTGTTCATATGAATTACAAGGGCGGTGGGAATGCCGCCACCTTTAAGATGGCTTATACCCACGGTGAAGGAGGATCTGCTCCCGTTACAAGAGGGGTTATAAAAACAAACAGAAGGGCCGTCTTTTATCCTGATGCCAATGTTGTTGTTGGTGGGCATATTCACGAAGGTTGGAGTGTTTCTGTTCCTCGTTTTAGGATAAGCGCAAAAGGGGCGGTATATCAGGACGAGCAGTTGCATATACAGCTACCGACATACAAGACGGAAATTATTAATGATGGATGGGAGGCAGAGAAAGGGTTTGGCCCTGCAACCAAGGGCGGTGTTTGGCTTAACGCTAAGATGAGTAGGCCGAGTAAGACGGACACAAGAATAGCTCTATTAACCACAGAAAGGGCTTTGTAATGAGAGAACAATCCCCCACTTATGAGGAGTGGGTTAGGGTGTGTAGTTTATTGTAAGATCTTGACACGTTGCACTTTATATGGTATTTTCGCAAAAAAGGAGGCGCATATGCCCGTCATAGGAAATATGAAATTCCCTTATACTGCTGAAGGAAAAGCTAAAGCTAAAAAGGCAAAGGCCAAAGCTAAAGCTAAAGCTAAGGCAAAAGCCAAGGCTACCGTTAAAAAAACTAAAGCAAAGAAAAAGGCTCCTAAAAATAAGGGCCGAAAGTATTACGCCTAATGGCTAACGATGGGTCGGCAGGATCTCCTGTTCATAATATTAAAAAGCCTCCAAGTAAAAAAGAAGATTGGCTAAACTTAGTTGACGAGTGTTATCGTTATGCTTCTAAGGGTCGGTCAAATTTTGATTATATTATAAAGGAAAACAGCCATTTCTTAGTAGG